AGGACGAAAAAAAAAAAAAAAAATTAAACCAGAAGATATAATGAAAGGAAGTGTACTAAATCAAGAAACAAATGAAGAAACAGAAAATAAATTTAGTTTTATTTCACAAGCTTCTGCTGCTGAAGTTAATATAGAAAATAACAATATTAAAAGTATTCATAATTATTTAACTAAAAGAATATCTCCAGAAGCAAGTGCTGCTATTTTAGGAAATATGTTTGCGGAAGGTGAAACATTTAATTTTACTGAAGAGGAAATTACTACAAAAGAAATAAAGGGTTATGGTTTGTTTCAATTTACAGATGAAGCTAAAGGAAAAGGACACAGAACTGAATATAATAAATATTTAAAAAACACTAACAAAGAAGATTCAGTAGAATCTCAAATAGATTATGTGTTAGATAATATTTATGAAGGAATAGGTTATGATATTGGTGGTAGTGCAGGAGGTAATGAAAAATTACCTACAGGTAATAGAAAAAAATTACAAGAAATATTCCAATCTAAAAATGTTGAAGAAATAACTAAAGCATTTCACAATATATTTGAAAGACCACAATCAGGAAGTTTAGAAAAAAGAAAAAATGAAGCAATAAAAATATATAAACTGTTAACTGATAACTTTCCAAACAATTAATATGAATCTACTTGAACAACAAACACTACTGCAAGAAGGTGGGTTTAGTCAAAAAGAAATTACAGGATGGAAACAAGATAAAGTTAAACAACTTCAACAAGGTGGTTTTACTACTCAAGAAATTTCTGATGAGTTTAAATTTGAACCAGATACTAAAGTTATTAAAGATTATGTTTCTAAAATAACTAAAGATTATTTATCAGAAGAAATAGTTGGTCCTGAAGATGAAATGTTATATCAATCAAGAATAAAACAAGCTAGTGAACCTTCTTTAAAAGAAAAACTTGTTGGACCAAAATTTGATGGAGATTATATTTCAGAACAAATACTAGGTACTAACTTATGGAATTTAAGTAAGAGAGCAATCAAAGGAGAAGGAACTCCTGAAGCATTAAAAATGCCAAGACCTGAAGATTATACTTGGACAGAAGAATTTTTAACCATGCTAGGAACATTAGCTCTTGATTCTCCTCTTTATGCTTTAAGTGCTGTACCTGGTACTTTGATTGGAACTGGTGTTTATCCTGGTGTTGGTACAGTTGCTGGAGGAGCTTTTACAGCAGCAGCAATACCTACAACGACAAGAGAAACTTTATTAAAAGTTCTTGAAAATCAAGATGAAGGAAAACCATCTGATGTTATACAAATCTTATTAGAAGAAACTTTAAAATCAGGAGCTAAAGAAGGTTTAAAATTTTCAGCATCTATGGCTTTACCCCTTTTAAGAGTTTTACCTGGTGCTGCACCTTTAGCTTCAAATTACTTTACAAGAACAGCTGCACAAATTACAGGTTATCAAGGAACAGGTTTACTGTTAGGTGAAGAGGTGCCAAACATGAGGGAGTTTTCTCTAACTTCCGCTTTGTTTGCAGTCTTTAATTTAATATTACCTAGAAGAATAGCAATAGCAAAATCTAAAAAAATATTTATAGATTATGGTAAAAAACCTACTGATGTTGCATTAGATTCTTCAAAGAGTAGAACTTTAAGAGAAGATTTACTTTCTACTAATATGAAAATTATTAGAGACTATGAAAAAGATATTACAGGAGTTACATCTGGAAAAGATATTATTGAAGTACCTGCAAAAGATATTATACCACCAAGTCAAAAAACAAAACCATTGTTTGAAGATCCTATTGCAAATAAAGCTGCAGAAACTATTTCTTTTGAGGGAATAAAAATTCCTATTACCAAAGAACAAATTGTACAATCTATAAAACAAGCAGCTAAAACTTCAAAAAGAAAATTTATTATTAAAGCTATAGATAAAAAATATCCTGTATTAGAAGCTCTTAAAGAAGCTAAAATTAATACTAAAACAGGATTAGAAAAATTAAATGAGTATGAATTATTAAGATTACAAGAAGGTATGCAAGGAAGATCAGCACACTTTATTGAATTTGGAACTTTGGATTTTAAAACATTAAGTGAAAATGGACCATCTCTTACTTCTATTGTTGCACCCTTTATTAAAGAAAGTAAAAATGAAACAGCTTTATTTAGTACATATTTAACAAACAGACACGCAGTAACTCTTGCTAAAAGAGGTAAAGATACACCTATTGATATTCCTAATGCAGAAATACTTTTAAAAAAATATGCAAACAGAAAAGTTAAAGACCCAGAAACAGGAAAAATGATTAGCTATGAACAAGCTGCTAAAAAAGTAGATATATATCAAGATGCTGTTTTAAAATATGCTGCTGATGGTGGACTTATAACTAAAGAATCCTATAACGCATACAAAGAAATTAATAAAAACTATATGCCAATGGCAGCAGAATTGCCTAGACCAGGAGAATCTGGATTTATTAAAGGAGCAAGTAATCCATTTAAAAAATTAAAAGGTCAAAAAACATATAAAGTTATAGATCCATTGGAAAGTATTCTTAAAAATACAGATTATATTATTAGAATGACAGAACTTAATAAAACTAAAAATGATTTTATGAATATAGTTTTAGAAGCTCAAAAAAAAGATCCTTTAGCTTTTGATTGGATTAAAAAGAAAAAAGGTGATTTAAAACCAATTATAGTTCAAAGAAAAGAATTAGAAAAATTTTTTGATAAAAAAATTCTTGATCAAATTTCAAATAAAGGTGTTGAGGAATTAGCTATATTTAGACAAGAAGTAGTTTATCCAGATGCTAACTCTATTTCTTATAGAAACACAAAAACTGGTAAATATGAAATATATACAGTAGGTGAAGATTTAGCAACCGCTTTTAGAGTTATGGATAATCAAAGTATGGGTTTTATAGCAAAATGGCTAACAGCACCAACTAGAACTTTAAGAACAGGTGCAATCGTTACTCCTGATTTTGCCTTACCAAACTTTATAAAAGATACAATGAACGCAACTTTTTTATCTAAAGTAGGTTGGATTCCCATTTTAGATTCATTTAAAGGAATATTTCATGTTATTTATAAAGACCCTAAAAGAGCAACAGAAGCATACAAAAGATTTTTAAAAAGTGGCGGAGCATTTTCTACATTAAGATCAGTAGATAGAACTATTTTTGATAGAGATGCTCATACCTTATTAAACAGAGGTGTTATGACAAATGAATATAAATTCGGATTCAAAGAACCATTAGCATGGTTTAAATATTTAACAGATGTTTCAGAATTATCAACTAGAGTTATGATGAATGAAAAAGTTTATCAAAAAGCAAAGAAACAAGGTTTATCAGAAAGAGATGCTTTACAAAGAGGAGGTTTTGAAAGTAAAGATTTACTTGATTATACAAGACAAGGAACAGTAGCTGGGATAATTAATAAAGGAGTTCCATTTTTTACTGCAAGAATAAATGGTGCTGTAAAGGCTTATGAAGCAGGTAGAGATAGACCTAAAAAATTTTCTGCTATGATTGGACTGGCTGTAGTGTTACCAACTTTTGGATTTTATATTTCTAATTTAGATAAAGATGGAGAACTAGATAAAGATTATAAAGAGTTACCAAATTATGTTAAAAATAATAAATACTATTTTAAAGTGAATGGTAATGGAAGATTTTTTCCAAAAGGATTTGAGGTTGGAACTTTTTTTTCTAACCTTACTGAAAAAGTTTTAGACTATATAAGAACAAATGAAAAACAAGAATTTATGAGTTATGTAGGAGATTTCTTAAAAGAACACGCAAAAGGATATACTCCTATTCCAACATTTATGAGACCACATTTAGAAAATTTAGCAGACTATAGTATTTTTAGAGAAGCTCCAATACTTCCACCTAATGCTCCTAAAGATATGCTTAATTCTTATTACTCTACAGTATATACAAATCCAACAATAAAAGAACTAGCTAATAGTTTAACTACTATTGTAGGTGCAGATAATTATTTTAGTAATCCCATTTATTTAGAAAATATATATGATTCTTATTTTGGTGGTGTTGGTAGAATGGCAAAAGATGCTATTAATAAAATAGCTATAACAAGTGGAGTTATTGATGATCCTATTAGACCAACAGACCCAATATCTAAAATACCAGGTGTTAGAGTTTTTCAAGCTAAAGATGTTTATGGATATTCTCAATCTGTATCTAAATTTTATAAAAAAACAAAAAAGTTAAAAACACAATTAAATACATTGGATTATTTAAAAAGAACAGGTAATATGGAGGGGTATCAAGAAGTAAGAGAAAAAGCAGATTTTGATATAGAAGCAGTATTAGAAATTACTAAAGGAATGAGTGATGTATCTAAAGATATAAAAGTTATCTATAATGCTAGAAATAAAGATGATGGTACACTTTTTACTTCTGATGAGAAAAAAGACCTTATAGATGATTTAATGAGAGTTAGAATTGGTTTAGCTCAAAAAGGATTACAGATTATGAAAGAACTTGAACAAAATAAGGAATAGTATATAGGAATATAATATGACAGTATCAAGCACAACAGTAAGAAATTCATATTCAGGCAATGGTAGTAACGATACCTTTGTTTATGGATTTAAGATTTTTGCATCATCTGATCTTCAAGTTATTATTAGATCATCCAC